CGTGGTCCGGGAGATCAAGAACCGCCACCAGAAGCGTTTCTTCTGGGACGGCGTGGACGACTCCTTCCGCTGCAGGACGGACGAGACGCCCTCCGGCATCCTGCTCCCGAAGAACAAGTTCATCATCCACAAGTACAAGGCGAGATCGGGACATCCGGCTCGCGCCGGAATCCTCCGGGTCGTGGCCTGGATGTACCTGTTCAAGAACTACGACATCAAGGACTGGATCAGCTTTGCGGAGGTGTACGGCCTTCCCTTCCGGCTGGGCAAGTATGCCCCCGGTAGCAGCGACGAGGAGAAGCGCGCGCTCATGCAGGCGCTGATCCAGCTGGGCGCGGACGCCGCGGGCATCATTCCGGAAGGCGCCTCCATCGAGTTTGTGACCGCGGAGAAGACCTCCAGCACGGACCTGTACGAGCGGCTGGCCCGCTACTGCGACGAGCAGATCAGCAAGGCCATCCTGGGCCAGACCCTGACCTCGGACTCCGGCGGCGGCAGCTACGCCCAGAGCAAGACCCACAACGAGGTCCGGCACGATCTGACCGTAGCGGACTGCAAGGCCCTGGCGGCCACGCTCCGGCGAGACCTCATCCGTCCCCTGGTCCTCTTCAATTTCGGAGAGGAGAAGCGAATCCCCCGGATCCGCTTTGACTGTGAGGAGGACGAAGACCTCATGCAGACGGCGAACGTGGTGGGGACATTGGTGGAGAAGACCGGCCTGCCGGTCCCCCTCTCCTACCTTTACAAGAAGTTCAGCATTCCGGAGCCGGAGGACGGCGAGGCCATCGCCACCCCCAGCTATGCACAGCAGGCAGCAGGGCCGGCGCTCCCCTTCAAGGCGCAGCCCCGGCGCTATGTGGCGCTGAAAGGCGACGGGCCGGGTACCCAGGAACACATCGACCGGGTGACGGCCACAGCTCTCAAGCGCGGGGCCAAAAGCTGGCGCAAGGCGTTCGCTCCGGTGCTGGCGCTGCTGGAACAGGCGGAGAGCCTGGAGCAGCTCCGGGACACCCTGGAGGACGAGGACGCCGTGGCGGAGCTGTACGCCTCCATGGATGTGTCTGAGGTGGAGGATCTGCTACAGAAGGTCATGACCCTGGCGGACCTGGAGGGGAGGTCACTGGAGCGTGAACGAGATTGAAGCTGTCCTGAACGGCGGCGACATGACTTTTGAGGAAGCAGTGGAGTATTTCCGCCAGCGCGTCCCCGTAACAGCGAAGGTATTCTACTCCATTGCCTACGACTACCGTGTCCTGGCCTTCACCGTGAGCGGCTACTCCAAGCTGCAGATCCTTCGCCGGTTCTATGAGGAGCTGCTGGCGGCTCTGGAACAGGGAAACACCCTGGCGGAGTTCCGCGACAACATGAACGGCTTCCTGGAGCGGGAGGGCTACGAAGGCATCACCCCGTATCAGGCGGAGAACATCTTCCGCACCAATATCCAGACGGCCTACAACGTGGGCCACTACAAGCAAATGACGGATCCGGAGGTCATGAAACTGCGCCCATACTGGCAGTATGACGCGGTCAACGACTCCCGGACGCGCCCTTCCCAC